CTTTGGCTACGACATCGAGATCCCCTCTAATAGATTTATCGAAATTGAACTGCATGTTGAAGCTAAACAAAGATCGGCCGAGAGGTGCCAATAAGTAATCATCAACATTGCGTACAACGGCCTTAATGTTCTGTGCCGCCGCGCCCATAAGCATAGACATACCAGATGCTGTTCTACCAACACCCATAACGCCTGTACTACCGTGGGCAAAGGAAGGCATACCAGTAGCTTCATCCGCTAACTGTCGTGCCTTATCAAAAACTTGTATACATTCACCTGTCACGTTCGGGAACTTCGTACCAAAGATGGCTTGTCCCGGCGCACCGGCTTGTCGCCTAAACACCTTGCCCGGATAAACTGACATGTCTTGTCCCGGTACTAGGTTTGTTTCATCAATCTCAATCAAGAGGTTAGATGATAATGCGGCGTTATCTACAGCAAGACGCATGAAACCATTCATGATCTCTTGTGTATCTTCCATGTTCTCAGCCAGACCAATACCAAAGAAGGAGTAAGGATTTAGCTCGTAAGGAACTGCGTGATATGGAATGCGGGTTGGAGTGAACGGGTTAATTACCAGACGGATGACTTGACCATTACATACCCATGCGTTGATCTGCACTTCGTCTTGATCTTCTACTTCTTCTGGTAACTCTAATTCAGCTTCTTCAGCTATGTCGGAATCTACAACACCCCAGTACTCAAGTACTTCGTAGCGTTCAATAGACGATGACATATCGCTGTCTTCTAATGTGTCCTCCCAATAGTGTGGAGTGTAACTGGGGCCGAAATCAAGCGCCTCATCAATTGCATCCGGTCTAAAGAAAGGACGTTTTTTAAGGGCTCTCAGTTGAGAGCGGTTTAGACGGTGACGTTCAATAACGTACTCCGCCTCTGCCATATTCCTTGCATCTGGGTCTGGGTAAAAGTTCCAAATACTCACAGATTCGACTTTAGGAATAGTCCTGAAAACTGGGTCATACGTTCCTTCATCATTCCAATTCGGGTACTCTTTCTGTAGAGCAAATGGGCCTTTAAGAATGCCTGTACCAAACAATGACATTTCAAAAGCAACAGAACGTAGATGTTTGTTTGCTTCAGATTCCTCTAACTGATCATGGATAGTCTTCTCCATTTTCCTAGAGGCTTCTTTTGCTGGCTCAAAGGTTAGAGCCGTAGGTGTTTTACCGGGGCCTTCGCGTAGTTTGTCTTCTACTCGGCCAAGTTGGTCTTGGTAGGGCCCGGATCTTTTTAATAATTCTGGTCGTGCAATAGTAGGGTTTTTAGATCCACTACCGCCAGTAAGCTCATTTAACTTATCCTCAGTAACTTCTTTTGGATCAAAGTGCATAGGGCCACTAACACCCAGAGGCTTGTAACTAGGCTCAATGCCAATAGGAAACTTACTCCCTGCAAAAAGCACATCGACAATCTGAGCATAGGCCGCAAGAACTTTGGTCTTAGTGATTTTGATAAACGCCTGACTCTTTTCCTGCTCCGTGAACTGAACGTCTGGGCCATATAGGCCACGGTAATTCCTATAAGAAGTAAGCCATCTTGTTTCATCCGACTGCCTCGCATCGTTTGATCGGTTATACCTACCTTCGATCCATCCAATTAATCCGCCCAGAGACGCATTATCCTCGGGCGTACCATCTTCTAGTCCGATTGAGGCTTCTTCTAAATTTATATCTTCTGGTCGATCTACAATTGCCATTTATTTAGTATCCAAATTTACGACTCGCGGGTCTCCAAGTCTGAGTATTTTTTTGACCCCAGTCATCAAAAGGGGAAGCGGCGCGTGGCCTAGACATGACGCCATAACGCACGGAGTCATAGGTGTGGTCACTGCGGTATCTCACGTCAATATCGTCCCCACCCTTGGGGTCGCTGGGAATGACGGGAAGATCTGCAATAATTTGGCGGCAGTTATTAAAAAATACGATGCCGGGGGTTTCTGCTTCTTCGTCATATTTGAGTAGTTCATGAAGTCGGTTCTTACCCGCTACCCGGGCTCCCGCACTTCTGTCTGATGGTCGCCATCGGCATCCCATCGAAATCATTTCTTCTGCTATGGACGGGCCAATCTGCCCTCTATTATGCCAGCATGAAGAATCTAGTATACCATAACTTATTTGTTCACCTACTTCAAGCTCTAGTACAGCTTTAGCTAAATCTTTACCAGTGTGCTTACTAACGTATAACTCTCGGTAAACTATGAGAGTTTCGTATGCTGGGTCTATAGCAAACCAGTGTACGGCTGAGTAGGATGAGTAACCATAATCACAAGATCTAAATCTACGCCACTCATGAGGTATTTCAAATGGATCTACAATGTGTGTGTTTGGCCTAAACTCCGAAAATGCCGCGCCGTCTGCGACGGCCCAATCGCCTTCCAGAAGTTGCCTTCTTTGCATCTCAGGGAGCGATAGAAGGTTAGCCTCGTAGGAACCCTCTGAATGCAAATACGGGTTATCTTTAAGTGTGGCCGGTATAAATCGTCTATCAAAAAGAGCTTGTCCTGCTTTGTCGTGACCTTCCGGGTAGGTTAGTGTCTCGCCCGTCTCCAAGTCCTTCGCAGAGAACGAAACGCCAGCCGGGCTCGGATCCACAAACATCTGCTTAACCCACGAATGGCCGGGGCCACCCGGGTTCGTAGTAGCTCGCATAAATATCGGTAAGCTGGGGTCAGTGGTTCTAAGACGTGATCGCATATAATTCCATGCAAACGGCGTAGAATGTTGCGTAAGCTCGTCAAAGCCAATGTAACTGAATGCTTGGCCTTGGTAACGTAATACATCATCTTCTCTCTCTAGGTAGGTCATCCATAATCTAGCTCCGCTAGGGAATACCCACTGTGACTTCTTTTCTTGCCACTTTGCGCCGGGGAATGCCGCGACGTACATTTCTTGGGACTTCCAAATTAGTTCTCTTAGTTCGTCATTAGTACGTCTAAGGATTAGTCCATTGAAGTTAGCGTTTGAGAAGTACCGCATCGGATCTGCAAGCAGTCCTATACTTTTACCTCCACCGGCCGCTCCGCCGTATAACACTTCTCTTTCCGATGCCGCGAGAAATTCTGTTTGCGGCCCCGGGTTGGGTGAGAAGATAACTGTTTGTTCTTTTGGCTTTGCAGTAAAGTCGAGTGTATCGCTAAACTGCTGTGCTGTGGGTGCGACTGGGGTGGCTTCTTCCTGTCCACTTATCGCATCAATCTTTTTCTTAGTGACGGTAAGACTTCGTTTAGTCGCCGCCTCTCTCTTTTTAAGATCGCGTAACTCCCGCTCTTCCTTAGTCTTCGGTGCGTTTTTGCGCTTGCGCTTGGCAAGCTGTTTAACCCGAGGATTCTTATCGCCCCTGTTCCGTTTCCATATATTGGCTAAACCTTGGTGAGATACTTCGTGCCCTGAGTTCTCACTCAGCCACCTAGCGGCCTCACGATAGGAGTTGCCATCATCAAGGAAGTCCATCGCCTTTTCAATAAAGCCAATTAGATTCCAATCTGGAACGGCTAGTAAAACATCATCTTCGCTTACTTGGTACCCGTAGGGTATCTTAGATGTTTTATTAGGTCGTTTCTTATCAGGCCAATTATTCGGTTTCGTCATCGGTTGGGGACACCTGTTTCGGTGGTAAAATAAATACTCCCCCTTCTGGCCCTTTAATCTCTATCTGTTCTTTCTTTACTAGGCCGGTTCTATCAAGAATCTGAGTAGCCGCCGCCACCGCATTTCTTGCCCCCATAGCTCCCGGATCATTCAATACGTCTACCATGCTAAAAGTAGCCTTCGGCGCATTCATCGCCAAAACCATACTAGCACGGTCTACTATCTCGTCACGCAACGGGCCAACAACCTCATTGATACGAGTATTATGCGAGTAGCCAGCCGAAGTCATGGCTTCACGGATATTACCCCGAGCATCGCCACAAAGAGCTTCTAGGAAGGCTTCTTGCATTTTAGTTAATTCTTTTTTGTCAGTCATTTTGTGCCTGTTGAGGTATGCCTTCGGCATTACGAAGTGCTTCAATTGTTCCTAGTCGGATAGTGATAGCCTGTACTTGATCTTGTATCTGGCGGAGATCTTCTACGTCTCTCTCTACACCCTCTATTAACATATCCTGTCTAGCATCAGCCGGTAAGCTACCAAGCTCACCTCTAGGCCATTTGATACGGAACTCATTGTTCTGCGCTATCTCCATCTGGCTTTTATCTAGGCTGTGTTCTAATACGTTTAATCTTTCCTGTACGGAAAAATACGCCATCGTCGCAACTGAGGTTGCTATGATCATTGCTATTAAGTTGCGGATAGGGATGGTAATAGCCGTAGAGTCATTAACCTCTACCATTTCTTGCAAGACCAGTACCTAGCCGTCATCTTATCTTTAGCCGTTTCACACTTGTGGCGCGCACGGAAAGACTTACGAGCTTTCGGGTTAGACTTACGGATCTTCATGTCCGGGTCGCCAAAACGAATGACCTTTTCTTTGCCATCCTGACAGGCCTTGACCACAAACTTCTTGCTACCGCCTGAAGTACGTCGAGGTTTATTGCAAGCCATCTTGGACTTGTCTACGCGCTTAGTAGCCATAGCTACTTCTTCTTTTTGCGAACAGACTTACCGTAAGATGCTTCTACTAACTCCCCACGCTTATATTTCTTTCCGCCCTTCTTATCTTCTTTTTCGAGCTTATCTTCGCGCTTTTTTTGCGCCATGCCACCAGAGCTATAAGCCATCTTAGGCTTCTTCTTCTTTACGGCTTTTCCACGGCTTGCTTTTACTTTGTCAGCATCTTTATTCACGTCGAGTTTCTGGAGACCGTCTCCGATCTTCATGAAACCACCTGAGTTCATTTTTACTTTGCCACTGGATTTAACAGAGGCCCCACAATTTGCATACTTCACTTAGTTCTCCTCCTACTTGGATTTTTTCTTCGAGCGTACTTTCGCCGCTTTAGTATTAGATACGGATTTCTTACCTTTGGCCGCGCCAGCCTTCTTCTTTCGGGCGGTAGCGGCTCGTTGAGCTTTCGTAAGACTTTTCGCTTTTTTTTCTGGAAGGCATCGATCAGGCTTCTTTTTATTCTTGCTAGTGCCGCACGGGCCTTTGATACTCCCATCAGTACCAATCCGTACCCACTTCTGATCTACCCACTTCTTTAACTCGCCCATTACTTCTTCTTCTTTGCTTTGGACTTCTTAGCGTAGCTAGGATCCTTACAATATTTAGAAGCGGCCATATTTGCATAGGCACTAGGGTAAGTGTCGAAAGTGCGTTTAGCCCAAGCCTTCCCCGAAGCGCAGATTTTGTTTCCTGCCTTCGTTTTGGAAGTCGAGTTCTTTCGCCGGGTCGTTTTCTTCTTTGCTGTCGGCATAATCGTATTCGTAAAATTCTCTATAGCCTCGGAAGACTGTAGCTTCTGATCTAGCTTGTTCCGGGGTGATAAGACCTTCTTCTAGAAGGTAGCGTCGGACTTCTGGTAAAGTTAAGTGGACGCCTGTAGCCGCTTCTATCGCGGCTCTTATGTAAATTAGATTGATTGTATTTTTATGAGATGACATTTTAAGTCTGGTATTTGTTATAGCATTACTACGGCGCAATTGCAACACCTGAAATACCGTAGTTGAGGTAATTAATAGGGCCGGAGTATTGACTGGTTAGCAAATTCATGCTAAAATGATCAGGCGTTCGCCGGGCGGTACATATACTATTTAGTAGTACCGGTAGGGGGAGTCTTCTTAGGTTCTTTCTTAGGTTTGTTACCAA